TACACCTTCCGCCTGTTTACCCAGCAATTCGATAAGGTGCCACCCGGGTACTTCCTATTCCTGGAAGGCGTGAAGGAGTTGAGCCTCGTGGAAAGTAACGGTATTGCCATGGACGTTGCCCGTATCCAGAAGCAAAGGCGTCTGCTCACCGCAAGAGCAGCCGAGACCCGGGAGGAAATTGCCCACCATCCTGATGTTGTGGCCTGGAAATCTGAGAACAACAAGGACTTCAACTACAATTCCCCGGTGCAACTCCGGTCGTTCTTCACGGCACAGGGGGAGCGGTTCCCAAAATCCACAGCCAAGGGTGCGGACAGCACCGACCGGGAAAGCCTGACGGGGTTCCGGCATCCCGTGGCCCGGCTGATCCTTGAAGCCCGGGCCAGTGAAAAGCTGGAAGGCACCTTCCTCGCCGGACTGGAAGCCGAACAGACCCAGGGGGTGCTGCATCCGTTCTACTCCCTGGGCATCGCCACCACATACCGGAGCAGCAGCAGCAACCCTAATTTCCAGAACCAGCCCAAACGTGACCCCAGGGCACAGCGGGTGATCAGGGGCAACTTCCGGCCCCGGCCCGGCAGGCAGCTCTTGGAAGCCGATTACTCGAGAATTGAAGTCCGGATCGCGGCCTGCTACACTCACGACAAAAATCTGATCCGGTATATTGAAGATCCGGAAACCGACATGCACAGGGATGTGGCGGCGCTGATCTTCAAACTGCCACCGGAGGAAGTCACGAAGGAGATGCGGTACTTCGGCAAGAATGGTTTCGTGTTCCCGCAGTTCTACGGCAGCTATTGGCGGCAGTGCGCTGAAAATATCTGGAAGGACATCACTGCGGAGATGCGGGCAGGTCTGAAGGCCCGGGGCATCCTCACCTTGTCCCGGTTTGAAAAGCACATCGCGGAAATCGAGGACAACTTCTGGAACGTCAGATTTCGGGAGTACAGCGCTTGGAAGCGCAAGCAGTGGGAGGGCTACCTCCGGCGGGGGCACATCGAAAGCCATACCGGGTTTCGGTACACGGGGGTCATGAACAGAAAGGAGGTCAGCAATTATTCGATCCAGGGCTCGGCGTTTCACTGCCTGCTGTGGTCCTTGATTCAGGTCAACCGGTGGCTCCGCAAGAGGAAAATGGAGACCCTGATTGTGGGCACCATTCACGACAGCATCATCCTGGATGTGGTGCCCACGGAGATGGAAGCCGTGAAAAAGAAGCTCCGGCAGATCATGACCCAGGACTTGCTACAGCACTGGGACTGGATCGTGGTGCCCCTGGGTGTGGAAATGGAGGCAAGTGCTGTGGACGGCAACTGGTACGAAATGCACTCGGAGCCGGTGTGAAAGCTGTACAGATTTCGTTGAAATCGGATATAATTATTATGTAGTGGCCGTTGTGAAACGGTGGGCGTTCCCCTGGAAGTGTGGACTTCTTAGCGGGGGAATGTTCGGGGGTACAGATGGTCTGAGCGGGACAACCAATCCTTCGTTGTGGTTCGATTCCACCAACCCACTACTTTTTTTGAAAACGAGAAGAACACATGAATAAAGACTACAACATTCGTTGGCAAGTAAATGGTGGCCCCATGCACTATGCAAAATATGAAAGGGATAAAATGGAAAATCTTGACTACATGCAGGACCTGGAAATTGACCAGCACAAGCTGGATCAGGAATGGCTGCGGCAGCCCTCGGTCTTTATGGCCTATAGCGAAGCCGCGGTCCGGGCCGAAGCCGAACGCGACCACGCCAAGCGCTGCTTGGATGTTGCCGTTGCCGAGGCCGACCAAGCCATCAGAAAAGCGGCAGCCGATGCCGGGGAAAAGGTTACGGAAGCCGTTGTGGCAAACCGCGTGACCCTGCACCCCAGTGTTGATGCCGCGGAAAGGAGTTACATGGCCAGCAACGCCAAGGCCAAACTGTTGGCGGCAGCACCCCGGGCCTTTGACCAAAGGAAGAAGGCACTGGAAAAATTGAGTGAGCTCTTCATCGCCGGATATTTTTCCGCACCGAAGGGCGACAAAACAGAAAAGACAGCTAAACTGCAAAATGAAAAACTACAGGAGAAATACAAATGAGTCTCAAAGACGAACTCCGTGCCAATACGGAAGACAGCTTCAACAACAAAGATAGGGGCTTTGGCCCCAGCACATTCAAGGTGCCGGACGGCGCGGAGCTGTTCCAGCCCCAGAAGGGCACCAATAAGATTGATATCATCCCCTTCAGGAACAAAGACGGCAAGGCCGTGTACTTCCTGGAGTACTACCGGCACACCGGAGTGGGTGTCAACAATGCCATGGCGGTGTGCCCCAACAAGACCGGAGCAAAAGGAAAACCCTACCCCATTTGTGAAGAGCGGGCCAGGATGAAAGCCGAGGACCATGCCTGGGACAGCGACGAAATGAAAGCCCTGGCCCCGAAGCGCCGTGTGCTTTACAACGTTATCGACCACGCGGAGCCCGATAAGGGCATCAAGATTTTCGAGGTGGCACATTTCAGCTTTGAAAACAAGCTGGTGGATGAGGCCTGGGAAGAGGATGAGGACGGGAAGAAAACCGATGCCATGATTATTTTTGCCGACCTCGAAGACGGGAAAACCGTCAGCTTCAAAGGTCGGGAGCGGGAGTTCAACGGCAGGACTTCCATCTCCGAGTTCGACAGCTTTGTGTTCCTGGACCGCAAGAAACCCTACAGCGAGAAGATGCTCAGCAAGGCCCACCCGTTGGACACCCTCCTGATCGCCAAGACCTACAAAGAGCTGCAGGACCTGTGGCTGGGCACCCCCGACGAAGACGAGGACGACGCCGATGTGCCGTTCCCCGGCAAGATGCCCTCCGCCGCTGTGGAAGACGAGGACGACGAACCCGTGTCCCGGCCCGAGCGCAAGAAGAAGGCCGAAGCCCAGGTTGCCCCGGAATGCCCGGACGGCAACAGTTTTGGCACGGACTTCGACAAGTACGAGGCCTGCGACGACTGTCCGGCTGAACTCCGCAAGGCCTGCCAGAAAGCAAGTTCCTGACCCCGTAGGGGCCGGTCTTGAAGAGGGCGTTGCCCTCTGTCATACAATTCACTGTTGGTATGCGTACGGGAGACCCCAGGGGCTCACCCCTCCCAAGGTATAGAGCCTCTGGGGATTTTTTAAGGAGCACACAATGGCAGGACGCCTGAAGACGAAAACCACGGAAGAAATATCCGCTGACATAAAGACCGAGGCCCGGACCAAGAAAGCCGCCGAGGTCGTGGAGTTCAGCCCCACGGGGTGCACACTCTGGGACTGTGCGGCCGGCGGCGGCCTCGGGGTTGGCAAGATCCACAATTTCATTGGTGACAACAGCACCGGCAAGACCCTGCTGGCCCTGGAGTGCATCGCCGCCGCCCGCCAGAAGTACGGTAGCAAATTGAAGATCAGGTACAACGCCGTTGAGGGCGGCTTCAGCTTCGACTGCCGGGCCATGTACGGCTTCGAAGTCGAGGACAAAAAGAAGAAACCCAGCGAACACATCCAGGAGTTTGACCTTGACCTCCAGGAGGAACTGGATGCCCTGAAGCCCGGGGAAACCCTGATCTATGTGTTGGACAGCCTGGATGGTCTCAGCAGCAAGGACGAATTGGACGCCGGGGAAGAACGCCGCAAGGCCGTGAAGAAGGGCACCGAAATCAAGGGCAGCTACAAGATGGACAAGGCCAAGTTCCTGTCCGAGTTTTTCCGCACTAAGGCCGTGATGATGGAAACCAAAAGGTGCATCTTGATTGTGATCTCACAGGTCAGGTTCAATGTCAACGGTGGGATGTACGCCCCGCAGTTCATCCGCAGCGGGGGCAAGGGGCTGGACTTCTACGCCGCACAGGTGTGGTGGCTATATGTCAAAGAGAAAAAGAAGAAGAAAGATCGTGTCTACGGGGTAACGATCCTGGCCAAGAACGACAAGAACAAGCTGGGTCTGCCCTACCGGCAGTGCTATATCGACATCCTCTTCGATTTCGGCATCGACGATATAAGTAGTAGTTTGATTTTCCTCAATGACCTCAGGACTCCCGAGGGCAAGCTCCGGGGGGGCAAAGACAAAGACGCCCCGACAAAGAAATGTGGCTTCAAGGACTTCACGGGCAGCCTCGATGACTGCATCGAATACGTGGAGACCCAGGGACTGGAGGCTGAATTGGCGGCGGCAGTAAAAGAAAAGTGGGCTGCCATAGAGCTGGAAGTCGGATCATCAAAACGGAAACGGAGGTTCTAATATGATTACTTCTAAAATAAAGGGTGTACATCATAAGTACTGTCATGAATCAGCATACTTAGAAAACGGGGAATGGGTTCCCATTGAACCTCTCACGTTTGATTGCCCACATTGTAGGGTTTCCACTGTAGAGGAACATGACCCGTGTTTGGGTTTGCTTCCTGGGGTGAAAGCCGCTTGTTGTGGGCATGGTTGCAGGGAAGATGCGTATATCATTTTTGAAAACGGGGTGAAAATCACAGGCTTTCTTATTGAGAAGGACTTAACATGGCAGCGCTGACCCTGTTTGTGGGCATCGACCCCGGGAAGCAGGGCGGCATCGCCGTCATTGACCAATACGGAACCCGCCTGCAGAGCCGGGAAATGCCGGTGACCTTCGGCGGTGACATCGACGCCTGCAAGCTCAGGGACCTGTTGGCATTCACCAGGGACGAAGGCCTGGG